AAACACAGCCAATAAAAAAGGTCGATTAATGTAGCCGACCTTACGTATCTTGTGTTGTGTTTTTCTAGTACAATCTGTTGTATCTTACCACCACGTTCTCTAAACATAATGTACAAGCCTACAACAAATATAACACTAATCATTACCATTAGATCTACAGGTATCTGTCTTGGTAGGAACACAGCAATGTTAGCCATATCGTGACTCAACCAAGTCCACCATAGTCCACCTGTTGCTACCCATTGTGCAACACGCCAATATGCCTTGTGTTCTTCTTTGACAGGTACACTTTCGTCTAAGTGTCTACTCACAACGTACCAAACGCCATAAGCAAATAGTGCAGCAATACCATAACCCATAATTGATTTCATCAGCATCTTTTCTAGCACAAATGTACTTGCAAAAGCACTTAGCACTAGGAAGGATGTTGAAACAGGTACACCTAGTCTTGTTAGTAGAACAAGGATTGCAGGTGCTGCTGCGTGATACCATTGTATTTCTTCCCACGGTATCTTGTTCAGTCGTCCGTAACTGATGTCTCCACCATTTACATACCAGCCATACCACAGTGTTGCAAGTAGCACTGAACTTGCTGCTGCCCATAGTGTTGTGTAGCTGAATCTCTCATTGTTTGATGCCATCCAAGTACCGAGAGTCTGTACTGAATCATTGGCAATAACCGCATATGCGGCAAAGAGGAACCCTAGAAGGCTCCATAAGGTGAGTGCGTCCATTTTGTTCTCCTCTGCTTGACAGCTTTACCCTGTCGCTCACGTTGGGACAAGCTCGACGATGCTTGTCACTGCTATTTACAATTTTATTTCAAAATGTGTTCCGTACACGGTTTGTTTGTAGCCATAACCTTCTGTGCCATTGCGTTCTACAAACGGTGTAATCTTCCAGTTGTTCTTTTTATACGTGATGCCCAATTGATCTCGTGAATCAAATTTTGTACCTGCATCTTTGAATGCCCAACGTGGTTGCCACTTCACATACAAATAAAAGTTCTTGTACAACTGAGGAGTGTACTCTGTTATAAAACGATAGCGCCAATGCGACTCTTTGTTATCAAAGCCTCTAAATTCCATCCTGCCTTCTACTGTTAAATCATCTAGTTCTACAAACGCCCAAGTAAACTTGATGCGATTTTCTATTGATGTTGCCTGGTCCGCATAGCGGTACATAACTTCTACTGGGCCTATCTTATTGCCTATCTCTACGTGCCAACGACCTTCTCTATGCCTGTAGGTATATTCCCAGTCGTTGACTTTTGCTTTGTAATTGTGCTCTGACTCTTCTGCCATTGCACTCATAGAAAAAGCACTGCCTAGGATCACTAGGAGTGCCAACACTTTGCTTTTCATAATAGTTCCTTGCTTGACGGCTTTACCCCGTCGCTCACAATTGAGTACAAACATCCTGTTCATACTTACTTTATTTAAAAAAAACCATATTACATACAGATTACAAAGACGAGCCATTTATCTAATGCATAACGGATATGCAAAAATAACTGACTAAAATGGTTGATTTTTGTGTCAATAGGTTATATACTTAGATAAATAAAAGCGTTACGATGAGTAACTTCGCAATGTAGTACATCGTAACGAGAGCGTCTTCAGCTCAGAAAAAATGAAGGGCGTGTCTTACGCCATACAACAGACTGCACAGCTGGGGAAGTTCCAGGGTCAGTGATTCCACATATCACACACATATACACATACAAAGGAGTTTGCAGAAATGACTGCACTAATAATGACGGCCGACACGATTGGCTTACACAAACTTGCGGACTGGTTCAAAAGACTAGCGCAAAAACTAGAGCACGATAGACAGGTACGTGCTACAATTAAAGAACTGTCAAAACTTACAGATAGAGAACTTAATGATATTGGTATTGCCCGTGGAGACATTTGGGCAGTTGCAAACCATGACACATCATTCAAACGTTCTCATGTGGAAGAAAATACAAATCTAAAGGGGTGGGTGTAATGGATACTGTTATGACTTATACTGTTAACCCTATTTGGGCTTGGATGAAAAGAGCAAGCAAAGCATTTATAGCTGCTCAAGAAACTGCTGGCAGAGCAAAAGCTGCACAGCATTTATCTAGCATGGGATACCATGAAGATGCGAAGCGTATAATGCTTCAAGGAGGTAAAGGTGAATAGAATTATAAACCTATGGAAAAACTGTGATGGAAGATTCTGCGAAGACGTAATGACCTTATGTTTTGCTATTACTGTTTTTACTATGATGGGTCTGTCTATTGCTCAAATTACCTAATTACTGGTTGACAATCACTAAATAATACGTTACATTAGTAACAGTTCACACACATACACAGGAGATAAAAATGAACGAACAATTAACCAAGCAATTTGAACAATTTGCTGACAACATGAAAGCAGCAATCCCTACAGTGAGACCAAACAAGAACGGTTATGAAATCCGTACTAAAGTTTTAGAATTAGCTAAAGAAAATGTTTGGAACGACTACTATGCAAAATGGGGTCAGTTTGAAACTTCAGTAACCAAAGAAGGTGATGAAGTTGTAACTAAAGTTAAAATGCCTAAGGTTCCTGGTGCTGATCAAGTACTAGAAGCTGCAGAAAAGTTTTATGACTTTGTGAACGGCAAAAAATAAATACATTATAACAGCAACATAAAAGTATAAGTGGGCATAGCCCAAATAATAATTATAGAAAGAAAGCAGCCCCTCGTTTAGTTCTACTAGGCGGGGGGTTAATCTTATCCAAATATAATACTGTAGGTTATAGCATCATCTTCTGATATCCCTGATGCTGCTGCAAGTAATCCATTGGTATCTGAAAGCTCACTAACATCAGGTTGGTCTGTTAAATCGTTATAACTTCCGCTGGTTGCGACTGTAGCAAGATCAGCTGTGTTAGCTTTTAATGCAATGCTATTGTTAAGTGTGGTAATGAAGTTAGCATCTTCGCCTATAGCGTCTGCAAGTTCGCCAAGTGTATCTAACACAGCAGGAGCATCTCCTATTAGGTTAGATATTGCTGTTGTGACTGCACTGTCAGTTTCAGTCTTTGTATAAACATCGGTAATACCAAGACCACTTACTGTTGTTGGAACTCCTGACAACACTCCATATGGTATACTTGCATTTACGCCGTCAACTAACAAAGTGCTATCATCTGCATACACGCTACCTTTAACATCAAATGCTGTATTTGGTTGTAGAGCAGTGTCTGCTTTAGCACCTTGTGCAGATGTTGCAGCGTCAGTAATACCATATCCTGCAAGTGTAGTAGGTGTTGTTGTTAGATCTGCAAAAGCCACACTTGTCAAATAAGCCTGTAAGTCTGTAATCTGACTTTCTGTAATTGACAGCGCACTTTGATGTTGGGTTACGCTTGTTTGAGTGATATTAGCATCAGGAACATTAGCCCATGTAACTGATGCTGTTAAATCATTTGTTTCTACAGTAAGATAAGTTCCTAAATCACTTATTTGACTTTCTGTGATAACTAATGCAGCTTGATGTGTTGTAACATCTGCTTGTGTAACTGTGTAGTCTGTAATATATCCACTATCATTAGTAAAAGAACTAATTGTTGTCGGTACCGTAGGTATTGTTGGTTTATCAGTTAAGTCGTTATAAGATCCACTGAAGTGATCAAGTAAATTAGTTGTATCAGTTAAATCACTAACGTCTGTTGGAATAGTAGGTGCACCAGTTAGTGAACTATATGTTCCATCAAATAAAGTAGGCAAATTAGTTAGATCATTGTAATTACCACTAAACGCAGTAACTAATCCTGATCCGTTTATACTTAATCCTGAGCCTATTTTTATGCCACCTAATACCGTGTTTGATGCAATAGGCAAGGTATAACTTCCTCCACCTCCACCTAACAGACCATTTGTGTCTGTAAGATCACTTACGTCAGACGGTATTGTTGGTTTATCAGTTAAGTCGTTATAACTTGTTACACCGCCTAAACTATCTAGTCTTAAAGTGCCAATTCTAGAGTTTGCAGGTAGTACAATGCCACCATCTGTGTGTCTTGATATAGTTGAATCGCCAAGATATATTGTTGTACCACTTAGATATAAATCTCGCCATTTTTTAGTTGAACTACCT